TCAAGCCGCAACCGCCGCGCGCCCGATGGAAATGGCCTCCACGGCGTCTGCGAGCCCATCGGGCGAGTGCTTCGCATAGACCCGCTCGACCACCTGGACCGAGTTCCCGAGGATGCCGGCGATCTTCCAGAGCGGTACGCCGCGCCGCGCCATCCAGGTCGCGGAGGTGTGGCGGAAGATGTGCGGATAGACGCCCTTCACGCCCGCGGCTTTGGCGACCCCTAGGACCGGCTTGTAGATCTCGCCCGGGTGATCGAGCACGTAATCCGAGATCCGCTCCTTGTAGGCCCGCTCCAGGACCGGCCTGAGGGCGTTCGAAATGGGCACGCTCGGGCGCTTCTTCTTCGAGCGCAGGTCGCCGTAGCGGTGGTAGTGGATGACGCCGGCCTCCAGATCGACCTGATCCCACTGGAGCCGTTCGATCACGGCCCGGCGCGCGGCCGTTTCGATCGCGATGTGCAGGAAGCGCTCGACCCGGGAGAGGCGGTTGCCCCTGCGCCTTTCGGCGGCTTTGGCGAGGATCTTGTTGACCTCCTCGACGCGCAGCCAGCGCTCGCGGGCCTCCGGCGGGGCTATGTTGTCCAGCTCGGGGCGGGCCGACGCCGGCAGCTTCTTGCGCTTGATCGCGAAGTTGATCGCCGCCTTGAGCTTGCCCACCTCATTCCATATCGTGCTCAGCTTGGCAGGCGTGCCAATCCGGCCGGCGCTGCGGTCGCGCACGTACTTGTCGAGATGGGCTTGCCCGATATCCGCGACTGCGAGATCGCCGAAGCCCGCAATCAGGTATTTGCCCCAGCCGGCGACGCTCTTGCCGGACACGCATTTCGACATGTGGTCGGTGATGTACTGATCCCAGACCGTCTTGAAATCTACGACCGAGGTTTCCGGATGCTGGGCGGCATGTTTCTCGTTAAGGAGCCACTGGCCGAAGAACCTCTGAGCCTTAGCCATTTCGCGTTCGCCCGTCGAAACACGGCGAGTTCTGCGTCCTTCGATCCAGTGGATGTAATATCGGCCGTTTTCGTGTAGTTCAAGTGTGGGTGCCTTAGACATCTTTCGGTCTCCAGAAAGCCGTCGAAGTCGCTTTCACGGATAAGAACGGGTCGTCCGGGCAGGAATGCGAGACGACCTGCGTATCTGAGTTTGCGCACCTTGGAGACTGAGCATCGCAGTCTCGCCGCAACGTCGGCTTCAGTGAGAAGGGTCTGTGTCATCGTTGGCGATCAGCTCGAAAACCTTTAGCGCCGTGGCTGTCTTGAGCATCCGGTTGACCTGCACCCAGACGTGACCGGGGCGGCCCTGCGCCTCTGTGATGTTGAGAGCGGCCGGCGCCTTGTGGTGCGCCTCCTGGACGTACACGTCCGTCAGCTCGTGCAGGTTGATCGACAGCGCATTGGCGATGCGCTGAAGGTTCTCGCGGGTCGGGAAGCTTGTCTCGTTCTCGGTGGTGTTGACGACGTTGCGGTTCAGGCCTGCGCGCCGGGCCAACTCGGCCTGTGACCAGCCTCGATCCCGACGTAGCTCCGCGATCTTGCCCGCAATCATGTGCAGCTTGCCCTTTCGGACATTGTCGTCTGACGGCGCTGCCAGACCTTCTTTCAGCATTGGGGCATCGCCGCGCCCTGCAGTCGTGTCGTCGAGCTTAGTGTTCATCGCGTCCGGATCTCCTCGGTAACAGCACCGCTAAGGCGTCATAAGACATTTTGTCCGGAACGCCAACCCCTATCGTTGACGTATGACATTTTGTCCGTTAATGCATGGTTGCATCAGACGGGTGAGGCGATGGCCGAGTTCAGCAGCACCAAATTCTTGAAGGCCTTCTTTCCAGACTGCGCAACCATGCGGAGTCTGCTGGCAGCCTACGGTTTTGAGCAGCCGATGGCGGACGCCGCCGAGAAATGGTGGCGCCGCGACTCTGTCCCAGGCGCCTGGCTACCCCTCTTGATAGGTGTCCTAGAGCTGGAACACGGTCAGCCGGTTTCGCTGCTGCCGTACATAAAAAGGTAGCATCGAGCTTGCCGTTCTGCTTTTGTTCCAGAGGCTCGGGCCAGATAGCTCAGGCACAGGCCTCATCATTCCGAGGTGTCTCATGAGTTTATATGGCGACATTGCAATGTTCTGGCGCTTTGCTCCGCGACTTCGGCCCGAAATACGCGGTAAAATCGCTAAATCAGAGGTCAATGAAGCCTTGGAAGAAATCGATAGCATTGCAAGGCACACAAAAAACAACGATCTAAAGGAAAAATGTGAAAAATTGCTTTTAGACCAGGCTAAAATTATCGAGAATGATCTATCAATCGAGCCATTCTACGACGATATGCCAACTGGTTGCTTGGTCGGCGGTGATATTCCGGAATGGTACGATCAGCAGCGATGGCCGGAGCTAAGAGGTAAACGCGCGAACGCAGAAAAATGAGTCGATGAGGATTGTGGGGATAGATCCTGGTGCCAAGGGTGCCCTTGCGCTCGTGGAGGGCCACACTGCACGCATCTTCGACATGCCGCGCCTCAAGGTGCGGCGTGGTGCAAGCGATAAGGACGAAGTCGATGGCTTTGCCCTTATGGCACTCTTGTCTGATATGTCTCCAGACGTTGCTTATATAGAGCTGGTCGGAGGTATGGATGGGCAGTCAGCGAGCGCCGCTTTCAACTTCGGAAGGGCGGCTGGCGCCCCGGAATACCTGCTGATGGGCCTGCGGATCAGACACACCCGCGTCCCGCCGCAGGTCTGGAAGCGCACCCTCAAGCTCAAGGGCGGGAAGGATGACGCCCGCATGGAGGCGATGCGCCGCTGGCCGGCGCTCGCGACTGAGTTCCGCAACCGCCGGCTCGACTTCGCCGAGGCCGCACTGATCGCCGAGTACGGCCGGCTTCAAGAAGGCGCCAATGACTTGTTCGCGTGACATCCCCGACTTCGCCCAGCCGATCCCGCGCCGCGTGGCGTTCATACCCGAACTGGCTATGGGCTACGGCCGCGAGCACGGCGCCGATCCGCGCTTATCCGAAGCGCGTCGTTTCGAGCCCAAGCCCCCGGGGATGGGCACGGTGGGCCCGCAGGCGCGCGATGCGCTGTTTCTGCGCCTGGAGGCCTTCTCAGCCTCCTCGGGCGAGCCCACGCGCTACGCCGAGAATACCGTCCAGGCCGATCTGGTCTCCGCGTTCCGTGACGGCGACCGTCACTACCTGCTGGTCGTTCCAGCCGGTGGCAAACCGGTCCGGGTCGATGTGACCGGACGAATCGGCGCCCTGTTCGCCTATCTGGGCAGGGTGGTCGAGCGGGCCGGCCTGTGATGCAGCCCGTTCCCCTCCCGCACCAGATCGTCGGCGGCCAGTTCCTCGCGAATGGCGGGCTGCTGCTGGCGGACGAGCCCCGCGTGGGCAAGACCGGCGCCGCGATCCTGGCGCTGGACTTCCTGATGGCCCGGCGCGTCCTGGTCGTCACCACGGCGTCGGGCCGGTTCAACTTCGGCCGCGAGGTCCGGGAGTGGCAGGCCTTCCCGCGGCAGGTCCAGGTGCTGATGGGCACGATCGGCCGCGTGCAGCCGCAGACGGACGTGGCGGTCGTGGGCTGGTCGACGATCGGCGACGCGATGCAACGCGAGCACCTTGCCGGCTGGCGCCCCGAGCTGGTGGTGCTCGACGAGAGCCACTACGCCAAATCGTTCGAGGCGAAGCGCACCGTCGCCGCGATGGACTTCGCCGCCGCGGCCGACCGGACATTCTGTCTGTCTGGAACGCCCATGCCGAACAGCCCGCTCGACCTGTGGCCCATGCTCAAGACGCTGGCGCCGGAGCGGGTGAGCGATCTCACCTTCGACCAGTTCATGGGCCGCTATTGCGTCGTCCGGCGCAAGTTCGTGGCCGGCGCGTGGAAGCCGATCGTCAAGCGCGGGAAGAACGAAGCGGAGCTGCGCCAGCGCCTCGACGGGCTGTGGCTGCGCCGGACCCAGCAGGACGTGGGGATCCGTGCGCCCATCTATGCGACGCTCGCGCTCGACGGCGGCGCTGTCGGCTCAGCCGCGATTCGGGCCGCCCTGGCGGACATCCCAGACGCCGACGAGATCCTCGACGCCGCGGAGACCGGCGACACCAGGACGCTCGAACAGCACCTGGGCACGCTCCGGCGCGTGACCGGGATCGCCAAGGCGCACGCGGTCGCCGAGCTGGTGCGGGAGGAGATCGAGAGCGGGAAGATGCAGCGCGTCGTCCTGATGTGCTGGCACACCGGGGCGATCGAGGCGCTTCAGCGCCTGCTCAAGGCCTACAAGCCGGTCGTCCTCGACGGTTCGACCCCGGCGGCGAGGCGGGCCGCCGTGGTCGAGGCGTTCCAGGCCAACCGCGCCCGGGTCTTCATCGGGCAGATTACCGCCGCGGGCGAGGCGATCGACCTGTCGGTTTCGCGCGACCTGATCTTCGTCGAGCAGAGCTTCGCTCCGAAGGACATGAAACAGGCCGCCCTCCGGATCACCAATCACGCTCAGAAGCAGCAGTGCTTGGTGAGAGTCGCCGCGCTCGCGGGCTCGATCGACGAGGCCCTGACCGCGGTCTTAGTGCGCAAAATCGCATCCATCAAAGAGGTTCTCCAGTGATCACCATCCATGTCGAAGCGCATCCGGACCGCGGCGACCTGCGGACCCAGATCGACCAGAGCTTAGCCGCGATCGGATTCTTCCGGCCGCCGCCGGCCGGCACGCAGGTCACGGCCGGAGTGTCTGATGTGTCGTCCGACACAGGGGTGGTCGAGCCGGCCGCCCAGGAGCCCACGAAGGAGGCGGCCAAGCGTTCGACCCGCAAGGCCGCCGACAAGCCCGGTCCGACCCCGCCCGCCGATCCGACGCCGGATGTGAAGGTGCAGGACGCAGCCGACGAGGCGGCCGAGAGCAGCAAGGCCGTCGAGGCCGCCGCGGCAGCCGCCAAGGTCGAGCCCGAGGAGCTGTTCGACCGGAACGTCATGCGCAACGCGGGCGGCGAGTACGCCAGGGTCTACGGCATGCCGGCGGCCCAAGAGGACGGGCCGAAGATCATCGGCTACCCGGCCTTCTCGAGGGTGCCGGACGACGAGATCGAGAAGGCGACCCGGGCGCTGCGCAAGGCCATCGCCGAGAACCCTTACAACCGCCCGAAGGTGGCGTGATGTCGGCCGGCCACGCCCAGCGGGATCATGCGCAATGGCCCGCCAGCGCCAGCGCCCGGCTGTGGGCGTGCGCCGGCAGCCTCGCTTTGTCCGGTGAGACCGGACGGGCTGACAGCGAGAGCGAGGCGGCTGCCTGGGGCACCGCCTGCCACGAGGTCGCCGAGGACTGCCTGCGGACCGAGAAGGCTGCCGCGGAATGGATCGGCCGCTTCGTGACGACGAAGCGTCACCGGATCGAGGTCGATGAGGAGCTGGCCGAGACCGCCCAGGTCTACATCGACTACGTGACCGACGCGGCCGTGTTCGGGATCAAGCCGCTATGGATCGAGCGGCGGTTCTCCCTGGAGGCGATCCATCCGCCGTTCGAGGCCGGCGGCACGGCCGACGCGGTCATCTTCCACGACGGTGAGCAGCTCCTGGAGGTCGTCGATCTCAAGGGCGGCCGGGGGATCGTGGTCGAGGCGCTCGGCAACAAGCAGGCCCGCACCTACGCGCTCGGCGCCGTCCTGGCCTTCCCGGGCCTCGACATCCAGCACGTCAAGGTGACGATCGTCCAGCCGCGGGCGCCGCACCGGGACGGGCCCATCCGGTCCGAGACCTTCCACATCGCCGACCTGATCGACTGGACGGGCGAGCTGCTGGAGGCGATGGGCCAGGCGAAGGCCGCCGAAACCGGCTTGCACGGGGCCCTGGTGGACAACGCGGCCTTCGACGCGTGGGCACGCACCCACCTCGCGTCGGGCGATCACTGCACGTTCTGCCCGTGCGCCGGCACATGCCCCGCTTTGGCGAACGCCGCGATGGCGAAGGCCCACCTGTTCTTCAAGGACGAGAGCGGCGCCGAGCAGGAGAACACGGTCGGCCGGCTCACCACCGAGACGATCGCGGAGATCCTCGACCACGCCGACATGATCCAGAATTGGCTCAACGCCGTGCGGGCCCATGCCCACGCCCAGACAGAGGCCGGCGTCGAGATCCCGAACTACCAGCTCGTCCCCAAGGTCGGCCGCGAGCGCTGGAACGACGGTGTCGAGGCGGACGTGATCGCCGCCTGCGTCTGGGCCGAGCTGCCCGACGACCAGTTCAGGAATGCGCCGAAGCTGAGAACGCCCAAGCAGATTCGCAAGGCGCTCGGCCCGCACCTCGCCAAGCTCGTCGAAAAATACTCGACGGTGCCCACTGCCGGAACCTCCCTGGTCCGGCAGGACAAGACGGTGCGCAATCCGGTCAAGCCGAAGGCGCATCAATTATTCGACATCATCGATGACTGAAAGGATACAAGATGACTTCGCGAACCGAAGATTTCCGCTCGCCGCTCGCCCGTTTGTCGCGAGTGAACCTCTATAAGCCAAGACCCAACAAGAAGGACCCGACCAAGGTCAAGTACGAGGTGAACCTGTTGTTCCCGAAGTCGGCCGACCTGTCCGAGATCAAGGCGGCCGTGATCGAGGCGGCCAAGGCCGAGTGGGGTGAGAAGGCGATCGAGCTGCTGAAGAACGGCGCGATCAAGCAGCCGATCCTGGACGGCGACGGCCCGCAGGGCGTCTCGAAGAAGACCGGCGCGCGCTACCCGGAGCTGGAGGGGATGTACTTCATCCGCTGCGCCTCCAATCTCCAGCCGGCGCTGCTCTCGAAGAAGGTCACGGCCGCCGTCGAGGGGCGCGACCTGTATTCCGGCTGCTACGGCTACGCCGCGATCCACGCCTACACCTGGGAGAGCGACGAGAACGGCCGCGGCGTGTCGATCGGGATCAGCATGGTCCAGCACGCGAAGGACGGCGAGAAGCTCGGCGGCATCCAGGCGGATCCGTCCAAGTACTTCGAGGCGATCCCGGATGACGACGACGCCCCCGGCGGCGGGGCAGGGGACGTGCATGACGGCGCGGGCGCGCTGTTCTCCTGATCGTCTGATCTGTCGCATGACGGAGCGTTCCGGCGCTCCGTCACTTCGCAACGGGAGACCTGAGACATGGCAAAGCGCGACGCGCCCGGCCCCGGGCACAACAGCGACGACAGCGTCGCCGCCGACGAGCTGAAACAATTCATCGAGCGCCTGGAGCGCCTTGAGGAAGAGAAGGCTGGCATCGCTGGCGACATCAAGGAAGTCTTCGCCGAGCTGAAAGGCCGCGGATTCAACGCCAAAGCTCTGAGGACGATCCTGCGCATGCGGCGGCGCGATTACGCCGAGCAGAAGGAGGAGCAGGCGATCGTCGAGCTGTACTGCCAAGCGCTCGGCATGGAGAACTTTTTCGCATGACCGCGCCGAACCGCAAGATCCGGGGCGGCTGCGGCTTCTGCGCCGTGGCGTTCGCCGCCGGTCTGATGCTCGTTGGCCACACCCTGGCCTTCCTCGTCACTTTCGGCCGGTTCCTCGGATGAACGGCCTGCCGGACCAGCCCTGGCACGCGGAAGCGATCCGCCTGCACGGCCTGGGCTGGACGACCGAGCGGATCGCCTTCGAGGTCGGCCGCTCGACCTTCACCGTGCAGAAGCTGCTGTTCCCGGGAACCCAGAGGGGGATCCGGAAACGCTCGCGCGAGCGCCAGCGCCGCCGCGCCCTGGACCCCGCCTACGCCGAGCGGGAGCGCGCCCGCTTCCGAGCCCGGCATGCCCACCAGAAGGAGACCCGCCATGATCGATCCTGACGACATCCCCCGATACCTGCACGACGCCTACGGTGCCGCGTTCGACCATGGGCTCCAGAGCCTCAACCTGACCCGCATCGGCGGGGGCGAGAACCGGATGTGGCAGGCCTCCAGCCGGTTCCCGCGCTCCTCCGGCTACCACGTCGAGATCGAGGCCGACCCTTACGACGCGATCATGAAGGCGCTGGGCGCCTGGACCCGCGTCGAAGCCCGATCGTCGGCCACGCACGCCCCCGGCAAGCCCGGGAGCGATTTCGCGGACAACGGCCGCGATCACCCCTCGGAGCCGGACCGCGAGGACTTCTTCGCCGATCTCCCGGACCCGGCGACGGTGCATCGGAGCCTTGAGGCGCTTGGCGCCGTGATGGGCACGAAATCGGGCCCCGAGCCCGCCGCGGCGGCCAGCCTGTTCGATTGATGCTGCCGCCGGGCCGCGAAGGCCGGCCCGGCCCGCCCCGCATGTGAGCTGTTGCAGAGGCGACGATGTCCGGCCTGGAGATCGACTTCGAGACCCGTGCCGAGGTCGAAATCAAGAAGGAGGGTGTCTACCGCTACATGGAGCACGCCTCGACCGTGCCGCTGATGGCGAGCTACGCGATCAACGGCGGCCCGGTGAAGCGCTGGCGCCCTGGCGCGCCGTGCCCGTCCGACATCGTCGCCCACGTCGAGGCCGGCGGGACGATCGTCGCCCACAACGCGGCCTTCGAGCGGCTCCTGTGGCAGCGGATCCTGACGCCGCGCTACGGCTGGCCGGCCGTGACGCTGCACCAGTTCCGATGCACGGCCGCGACCGCCGCTGCCCTGTCGCTCCCGCGCGACCTGGATGGGCTCGGGGCGGTGCTCCAGCTCAAGGTCCAGAAGGATAAGGCCGGCAAGGCGCTGATCGACCGCTTCTCGAAGCCCCGCCGGCCGCTCAAGGCGGATCTGGCGCGCTTCGCGGGCCGGCCGATTCCCACGCTCTGGCATGAGCCCGAGGATTTCCCAGAGGCGTTCGAGCGGTTCCACGACTACTGCGATCTGGACGTGCTGACGGAGCAGGGCGCCGATCGGCGCATGGTGCCGCTCCGGCGCGCGTGCCAGGAGGCCTACTGGCGGTCCGAGGCCATCAACGACCGCGGCCTGCGGATCGACGTGGAGAGCGCGAAGGCCGCCCTGGTGCTGGTCGAGCGCGCGAAGCTCCTGCTCGATCGCCGGATGCGCCGGCTGACGGACGGGGCGGTCGAGGCCTGCTCTCAAGTCGAGAAGCTCAAGGCGTGGCTCAAGCCGCGGGGCGTCGATCTGGACAGCATCGGCAAGGCCGAGATCGAGGACGTGCTGGAGCGCGACGATCTGCGGCCGGAGGTGCGGACCGCGATCGAGCTGCGCCGGGACTATGCGAAGGCCTCGACGGCCAAGATCAAGGCCTTCCTGGCGCGCGCCGGCAGCGACGGCCGCGTCCGGGGCGCCTTCCTGTTTCGAGCCGCCGGCACGGGCCGCTACAGCTCGACGGGCGCCCAGGTCCATAACCTGCCGCGCCCCCGCAAGGTGTTCGACGATGCGCATCTCGACCAGCGCTGCCTGTTCGAGGCGATCCGGCACGCGAGCCCGGAATGGCTGGAGACCCTCTATGGCGAGGAGCTGGGCAAGACGCTGCCCCTGCTGTCCGACAGCATCCGTGGCTTCATCTGGGCGGGCCCGGGGAAGGAGCTGCTGGCCGCCGATTACAGCGGGATCGAGGGCGCGATTCAGGCGTGGTTTGCCGGCGAGGACTGGAAGGTCAAGGCGCTGTTCGACCTAATGCGCGACCCGAGCCTGCCCGATATGTACCGCCGCGCGGCGGCCGGCATCTACAACACGACCACGGACCTGCTGACCAAGAAGGACCAGCGCCGGCAGGTCGGCAAGGTGTCCGAGCTGAGCCTGGGCTACCAGGGCGGCGTCGGCGCCTTCCGGAGCATGGCCCGCAACTACAGCCTCAAGCTCGGGCCCATCTTCAGCCCCGCCTGGGAGGCTGCCGACCCGGAGCGCCGCGAGCGCGCCGCCAAGCGCTACGAGGAGTGCCTGGAGCGGAAGGAGCTGCTCACCCAGCAGCTCACCCGGGAGGAATGGCTTGGCGCCGAGCTGGTCAAGATCGGCTGGCGCGCCACGCACCCGGCGATCGTCGCGGCCTGGAAGGCCCTGGAGGCCGCCGCACGCGAGGCGGTCGATTTCCCCGGGACGCAGGTCCAGGCGCTCAAGGTGTCGTTCCTGGTCGCCCGGGGCTTTCTGTGGTGCAAGCTGCCGTCCGGCCGGTGCCTCGCCTACGGGGCGCCCAGCGTGCGCGAGGTGGAGGTGCCGTGGGCTGACAAGGCCCTGACGCCGGACCTACGCGAGAAGCGACCCGTGGTGACCTGCCTGGGCGTGGACAGCCAGACCCGGCGGCTGATCCGCTACGCCCTCTACGGCGGCCTGATCTTCGAGAACGTAGTCCAGGCCATCGCCCTCGATCTGCTCGACAACGGGATCGAGATCGCCGAGCGCGCCGGCTATCCGGTCGTCGGCCACGTCCACGACGAGATCATCACGGAGGTGCCCCGGGGCTGGGGCGATCTCGCGTGGTTCGAGAAGGCGATCTGCGAGCTGCCGGAATGGGCGCGCGGCCTGCCTCTGACGGCCGGGGGCTGGAGGGGTAAGCGTTATCGGAAAGATTAAAGTGCGAGTGCCCACTCTCAAAAATTTAGACACGCTCCGATCTGCGCCGTTTCATTTGCGGACATGAACAACTTCTGGGATAGGTATAGTCGTATCGACACAATTCATGGACATGTGCTAGCAAAATCTAAGGACTTCGTGTCGCTCTAGGGTAGAGATTTGCTAAAGTGCAAACCAACACGTGTATCAAATACGAAGAACCATGGCGTAACGCTCTCAACGAGCGTTCGTACTGGTACCATTCGATGGAATTTCCAGACGGAACCTCTGTTAAAGGTAGCTGGACAATCAGTGATTTCGATCAGTATATCGGCAATTACGATCTGAACGGTAAGTATGTCCTAGATATCGGCACAGCTTCCGGCTACTTGGCTTTCAACGCCGAGAAGGCGGGTGCCGACGTGACCGCGCTCGATGCGGCCTCGACGCATGAATTCCGCCACGTGCCGTTTGCTGAAAGTCTTTCTTATCGTGATGTCCGGCGGTTCCGAGAGGTTTGGAACAGCGAAAATCTCATTCCGATCAAAAATTCATGGTGGTATGCTTGGCATAAGTATAATAGCCGTGCCAAGTGCGTTTACGCGCCCATGCCCGAGCTATACGAGTGGCCTGAGCAGATGTTTGATGTGGTGATGGCTGGAGCCATTGTAGAGCATCTTTCCGAGCCGGTTTTTGCGATCGGCGCCTGGGCAAGACTTGCGCGCGAGGCGGTTTTGATCCCGTTCACTGATGTGGTTCCCGAAGATGATTTGCTGATGCGGTCGATCACACCTCTCGAAGACAGTCGAATTAACTACGTTTGGTGGCACTTATCGCGGGGCTTGTACAATAAGATTTTCAACAACCTGGGTTTTGATGTGCACTACACAACTGCTTACGCCCAACATAACGACGCTGTAGGCGGGGCGGAAAAGGCTACGCGGCCGTCGATTGTCGCGATCAGGCGCGGAACCGTGGCTGCGCAGACGTTCGTTCCGGCTGCCTTACCAACTCATGTCCAACTCCCAGAGAAGCAAGAGCCCCGCAATCGAAGCCTGTTGCGCAGGTTGTGGCGATCGTAAGTGCTATGAGCCGTCTGCTCGGATGAGAAAGATCCGCACTGCTGCGTCTGCGACCGGCGTACTGTAATTGTAGGTCACGAAGCGGATTTGGTCTCCAATTTTGAAATGCCGGATAACAGTACTTTGAAAGGCAAACCGGGTCACATTCGGCCGCCAATCCCATTTAAAATATGGCCCGTCCTGTTCGATTATGTCTAGGCCGAACCCAAGTTCATACTGTCCACTGCTGTCCGGCGGGCGGATCATGCAATAGGTATAGTAGATACCACTCTCTACAACATTATACCAAAAATTGTCCCCATCCCAAAGATCTTCGGGATCTGCAACTTTTGAACCAAGGCCGAGCTTGTAGAAGCCTCCTGGCGCACCTGGGATAAAGCCCGCACCCTTGCCGTTGATGTCTACTGAGTGGTCGCCGATAATTCCGGCCCCGAAGAAATTAACTAGCTTCTTGCGGTTCTTCGCGCCGGTTCTGGTCTGCCCTCCTGCAAGGCTGTAGTCGGTGAGCACCACGCCCAGGTTCGTGCTATCGACCGCGCCGAGCAACGTCGCATTGCCGCTTTCGTCCTTGCCCCAGCCCAACGAGATCGTGTTGTTGCCCTGGTCCGGTCCGGTGCCTTGCTGAACAGGCGTGTAGCCGAGGCTGCCGGCCGGCCCTTGCGGTCCCTGCGCGCCTTGATCGCCCTTATCCCCCTTGTCGCCTTTGTCCCCCTTTGGGCCCTGATCACCCTTAGCTCCGGTATCGCCCTCTGGGCCTTGGTCGCCCTTGGCGCCCGTATCGCCCTTCGGACCCTGCGGGCCGCGAATTTGACCAACATTCGCGTAGCCCGTGCCCGTCCAGGCATAGCCATCGCCGGCCCTGTAGCCGTCGCCCGAACCCGTGACGATGTAAGTGTCCCCAGCGGAGGCGCCGGCCGGTAGTTGAGCTGGGCTCGCCACGGAGCCCTTGAGCGCCACGCCAGGGCCCTGGTCGCCCTTCGGACCCTGATCGCCTTTCGGGCCTTGGTCGCCCTTCGGGCCGGCATCGCCCTTAGGCCCTTGGTCGCCCTTTGGGCCGCTGTCTCCTTGCGGGCCCTGATCGCCTTTCGGTCCGCGTTCGCCTTTCTCACCTTTGAGGCTGGCGAGCCACTCAATGACGTTGCCGTGGAATCCATTCGCCTTGGCAACGCCGTAGGCGTCCAGCGTCCTGTCGAACGCCACGCTGATCGCGTCTAGCTCGGCGTCGAGCGGCGTCGCTGGCAGCGGTCGGGCAGGGTTGTTCGCCTGATAGCCGGAGAAGCTGTACTTGCGCCGGTAGCCCATCGCCCCCTCGATAGCAGTTGGGCTCGCTGCCCTGAGAGACAGCGAGCCCGTTTGTCATTCTATTTTATTTGTCAGATGACAAATCAGACAAATTACAGATGATGATTCCCGCCGAGGTCAACAAGCGACCCGGCCGAAATCACGCCGGGGTTCTGAACCCCGTTGCCACCAAAGCGATTACCGCCGCCGGTACTCGCATTGTAGATTGCAGCCGACCCACTCGGGAAACCATAGAAGTCATTGTCTTGGATACGGCAGAGCGAGGCACCATTTTGCATCGCCACGCCCCAAATTCCCTGCCCGTTGTCCGGACCGGTCGTTCCCTGATGGAAAAACTGATTGTGGTGGATGTTGATTTCCGTGCAGCCCGGCAGATACGCGAAGCCCTGCTTACGTGCTGAATTGGCGTTGAGGTAGCACAGCATGGACGAGACGTGGATCTGGGCCATGCTCTCGAACAGGAACGCCACACCGTCACAGTTGACGTGGCCACCCTTGATCGACGTTCCCGGGCACTGATAGCCGCTTGCGTTGAAATGCCAGCCAACGCGGGCACCCTGAGTGGTGCAGTCGGTCGCGTTGATCCCCTCGACCGTCTGCTGGCCGTTGGCCCCAGTGCCGCACTGGACGAAGAACGCGGTCTCCACACCGTAGACGTTACAGCCGCGCATTGTGAAGTCGCCGACAGCAGATCCATCTGGCGCGGGCGTACCAAAAATATAGATGCCGTCGTTTCCGTGCGACCCGTAGCTCTCGTTCTCGAAGGCGACAATGCCAATGTTTTCGATACGCGCGAATGACGGGTTGTTGATTGCCAGGAAATGTCGCGGCTGCGACGAGGCTCCCTGGCGGCCTTCAAGCCGGATATCGCGAGCGAAGATAGTCTGGAAGTTTGAGCCGAGGGGCGAAGCGTTCACGAGATAAACCAGGCAGCCGCCCGAGGCGATGTTCGGCGCGTCCTGAATGTGCGCCGAAAACCCTTCGATAGCCGCGGTGCGAGCCGCAACCACGAGGCCGTTTTGCATCGAACCGGAGAATACCAGACGGCTTTCTTTCTCGGCGCCGACGACACGGACGCCGATGTCCTTCCCGGCTTCGATGTCCAGGGTGTCATTGAGCACTTGGATGCCGCCCGCGAGGACGAGCGTGCCGCCACCGGCGGCGATCAAGTCGGCTACCGCGGCCTTGTAGGCTGCGACGTTCGTGCTCGCGTCGGCGTTCTTATCGGCGCCGTAGTCGCTGGCCGCGAAAGTGCGGGTCCGGCCATGAATCGCCTTTGACAGGGAGGTTACGTCGCCCGAGCCTCCCGTACCGGGATCGCCCTTATCCCCCTTGTCGCCCTTGTCGCCCTTGTCGCCCTTCGGACCCTGCGCACCGGTGCCGCTGCCGCCACCGACTGGATAGGCCGCCGAGCTGATCTGATCCCAGGAGCCCCACACGCCGTCCTGCTTAACGCGCTGCCATGTCTTGGCTGCCCGGCCGGTCGGGTTCAGTTCTGTGGCGCGCTGCTCGATGAAATTGTCGCCGTAAGTCCAGGTCTGGACTTCGAGGTAGATCCATTCACTTGACCCGGACGGCGCGTTCGCCGCATCCGGAACAACGTATTGGCCGGTGTCTTTTACACCGTTAATGTCGGTGTACTGCGCTAACAGCGTGTTCGTAGCCACGATATTACCTCGCATCGGTAGAAAGTGCCCAGCGAACTGCTTGCGAAATCTCAGGCATGGCCCCTCGCCGTCACACGAGAATCGCCCCTCGCCGGGCGCCGGCACCATACGCATATCGGACAACATCAGACAATATGACGGACAAAATGGCTTGAAAAAATCAGACGCATCGGGCAGGTGTGATGCGTAGTGCTGCCGTCCGCAGCGCCGATCCCGGGAGTAGCCGATGCACCGTCAGCCCAAGGGCCAGAAGCTGGTTCGGACGACCATCCACCTCGACGCGGCCTTACTCGCGGCTCTCGACGCCGCCGGCCGAGCCCAGAATCTCACCCGCAGCGCCATGCTCGCGCAGCTCCTGCGCAAGGTGCTCCGCGTTCAGGGAGTTGCCGCGTGAGCATCGCTTTCTGTCTGATCGTATCGGACGGTGCGGCCGTCCGCGCGGTGCAGGCCGCCGCTCTCCCGCCCACGCTCGCAGCGGCGATCGAGCACCACATCGCGGCCACTATGGTCGAGCCGTCCGACGCGGCCGTGCCGCAGCTCGACCGCGCGGCGCGGACCGCCGAGGCCCAGGCGCAGGGTTACACCGGTATGTTCTGCGTTCACTGCCAGAGCGCCCGCACCAAACGGAACGGGGCATGCCTCGTTTGCGACGATTGCCGCCAGACCACAGGGTGCTCGTGATGACGATCACGCCCCGCTCCCTCGACGACGCGCGCCGGCTGCTGCCGGGCGTCGGCGTCTCGATCTATGCGATGACCCCTGGCGGGCCCGTCACCCTGGAGCTGCTGGAGGAAGGCCTTCCCGGCGAGCCGCCGCAGGCGATCACCTGGGAGGCGCCGACAGAGCGCGCGTGCTGGGAGAAAGCTTTCCCCGCCACGGAGGCCGAGCCCTTGGAGCAGAATCGCTTCTTGCCGTCCGAAGGCTCACGGGCCCGGGTCGAGCTGACTGCTGCCGTCTCAGACCCGGCCTCCGAGCTGGCTGCAGAGTTGACCGCCGAACTGCCACTCACGGCCTCAAAGGCCGGCGGACTGTTCGATTAATCGTCTGATCCGTCATCCGACAATTGAGGGGCCGATATGCGCGTTTGCAAGCTAACCCCCGGTCGCAGCCGATCCGAGCCTCAATCGCGGAGACCGATGCGCCCGCGCCGGACCAGAATGGCCTGAGGCCCGCCGCTAACCGGCCCCGCCCGCGCGGCTCCGGTCGCGCAGGCGTTTGATTCGTCATCCGCCACGAGGCCGCAGTGAACGTTCACGCCCGCATCGTCCGGACCACCTGCGCCGTTGCGTTCCTTGAACGACTCGACTTGCACGGCCGCCACCATCTCACGGCCCTCGATCCGGAGACGGGCGCGATCGAGTGCCGGAGCTTTGCGCCCGAGAGCTGGGGCGAGATCGCTGCCTGGATCGAGACGCGGGCCCATCTCAACCTGTACTATTCGGTCAACGAGCCGATCCCGAGCGCGCCGCATGCCAAGCTCCGGAAGGAGCACATCGCCCGGATTCGCGCCGTCGTCGCCGATCTCGATCCCGAGGGCGCGACGCCGGCCGAGACTCAGGCCTCGCGCGCCGCGCTGCTCGACCGCGCGGCCGAGCTGGCGAATGGCGAGCACCCGCCGACGCTGGCGATCGACAGCGGCAACGGCGTGCAGTTCGTGTGGATCTTGAAAGACAAGCTCGATCCCGCCGTCTACCGGATCGACGCGGAGGATCTCGGCGCCGGTATCAGTAGAGCGCTCGACGGCGACGCGGTGCAGAACATCGATCGCATCATGCGGCTGCCGGGCACCTTCAACCACTCGGCGCCGAAGAAGCGGGTGCGCGGGCTGCTGGGCGGCCCCGTGACGATCCTCGACGATTGCTCGCACCCCGACGCCCGCTACGAGATCGAGGCGCTGGAGCAGAGCTACGAGCCGATCGCCGGGGCCGACCAGAAGGACCGGGACGCGGCCGTCCAGGCGGCCCTCGACGCCCTGGAATGGGGTGCGGCGCAGGCCGGGCCGGGTGAAGACTTGGTTCGACGCCTGCGGGCCGACGCCGAGACAGATCCCTACTTCAAGGGCCTGCTCGCCGGCCGCTTGTCGAGCGCCCCTGGTGATGGCTCGGGCTCGGCATGGCGTGCTGCCCTGGCCGGTGCCATGGCGCGGAAGGCCTACGGCTTCAACGACTATGCGGCCGTGGCCTTTGTCTATCCGCTTGGCCAGCCAAGGGACGGCGGCGAGGTGACGGCGCGGATGATCGCCCGGGATTGGGCCCGGGTCGGCATGGCCGCCCGGGCTGCTGTGCCGAAGGCGAGCGAGATGTTCGTGCCTATCCTAGACGATTCCGAGCCGGATACCTCGCACTTCCCGTCCCCGGTGCCTCGGAGCTTCGACACCTACGAGCTGGGCGCGCCCAAAGCCCCACGGGGGCTAAAGCGCGTGCCGTTCGCCGAGGCCGCCCGGATGGCGCGCACGGCCGGCCGGCGCCCGCTGATCAAGGGCCTGCTCGATCAGGGCGCCATGACGGTGCTCTACGGAGACAGCAACGTTGGCAAGACCTTTGTCACGCTCCTGATCGCCCACCACGTCGCCACCGGGACGCCCTTCGCGGGCATGCGCGTGACCCAGGCCCCCGTGGTCTACGTGGCGGCCGAGGGCGGCCACGGGGTGACGCTGCGGGTCGAGGCGCTGCTGCGGACCCGGGGCGACGCGCCGCTGTTCGACTTCGTGCTCTCCGGCGTCGATCTGCTCGACCCCGAAGCGGACCTTGAGGAACTGATCGCCCTCCTGCGCGCGGGCCCAGGGGTCGGGCTCCTGGTGCTCGACACGCTCGCCCGCGTCATGGCCGGCGGCGACGAGAACGCCGTCCAGGACATGATGGGGTTGGTGCGCAACATCGACCGCATCCGGGCCGAGACGCAGGCGCACGTCCTCGTCGTCCACCATACCGGGAAGGACGCCACGCGGGGAGCCCGCGGATCGTCGGCGCTCCGCGGCGCCACGGATACCGAGATCGAGGTTGCCCCGGGCCAGATCGCCGTCACGAAGCAGCGCGACTTGCCGAAGACGTGGCGACATGCCTTCGCGATCAAGGGCGTGGACCTGTGGATCGACGAAGACGGCGATCAGGTCTCGGCGGCCGTGGCCGAGCTGGTGGAGACCAAGGCGGAGGTGCCGCCCGGCATGGCAACCGCGAAGGAACAGGAAGTGCTGAACGCCCTGGTCATCGCGTCGGAGACTTCGGAGGAAGCCAGGGGCGGCGTGAAGGTCGATGAGATCGTGTCGGTCATGGACGGCGGCGACAAGGACGTTGTCCGCGTGGTCCTGACCCGGCTCCTCGCCAAGCGTCTCGCCGTCCGGATCGACCGCGGGCTGTGGCGCCCAGCGAAATCCGCGCGCACGCCGGGCAATCCGAACGCAATGTTCTCGGTGATCCCGGACGACGACGAACAGGACAAATTGTCCGAAACGGACCTGTTCGACTGAAACGAAACAAACGTAACAAGACGTAACGCCAAACGTAACAAGCGGTCGAGGCGAGCAGACGTAACAAGACATAACAGAAAACGTAACAAGCAAAATCAACTACTTAGCGCAAACGAAACAAGACGTAACACCGACCCCCGGCACCTCCAGACCGCAGCCGGCGGTAAGCTCCCCCTTTAGGGGGACTTCCGCTGCATAGGGCGCCCCGGCCAGTTCTGTTACGTTTCGACCGGATCCGGGGCGTAACAGACGGACCGTCCGATCGAGGTGAAACCGGACAAAACGTCCGGAAAGATTTCCCAGCGCTTTTTCTCATCCGGTGATGGGCTCGACCACCGCGGCTGTTCGAGGCGGTCCGCCCGCTGGTGCCCTGGGCGCCCACGCTGGCGCAGACGGGCTGGCACAGGCCAATGCCCCGAGGGGCCCCGGGCGCCCAAACCATGCGGCGTGATCCGGATAGGCCCGAGAATCGCCAGAAACGGCCCACCAACCGCCGCGGCCAGATTTTCTAGTTCCTGCGAGCGGCGAGGCAATTTCCGGCCGCGGGTGGGTCATTTTTGGGGATTTAGTCGGACTTGGTTGGCGACAGATCAGACAACGAAAGAGGCCGGCTCGGTGCGGAGCAGGCCTATCAGGTCGTGCGGGGTAGGGCAGGCTAGGGTTCGTTCGGATCGCAGCGCCTGTGAATCCATTCCGTGAGCTTGGTCAGGCCCAGGAACGGGAAAGCGACGGCGGCGCCGATGACGGCGAGGGCCACGACGTAGAGCATGGCTAAAGCCTCCGCGTCGCGGCGGCGAAGGCCGCCACGGCGACGACGGCGAGCAGGACAATCCCCGCCCTGGCGAGCGGGAGAAGTGCGCGACCAGTCATGCGACCCGCTCGACCAAGACGACATAGCCGGACACGTCGAGGCGGGCCGATACGGCGCCCGCGCGCAGCGTCATGGCGGCGGCGCAGGCGGCACGGTAAGCGTTCCAGCCGCCCTGCGTGTCCCGCAGCGACAGGCCGTGCAGGACGTTTTGCACCGCCTCGACGAAACGGGCGCCTGCGGTATCGACCCGGCGGGCGGGCGGCGCCTCGACGGCGCGTCCCTCCCCGGGGGCGAAGGTGGTGACGTGGTACTCGGCCATGAACATGCTCCCTCAGGTTTGGCGCCGTTCGGCGCCCCGCGGCTGTGGCGGTTGCTGCGCCCTCCGAGTGGAAGGCGCACGCATCGCAACAGCGTCGGACGACAGATCAGACGATGAGGCCGAAGGCTGCGCGCGACTCGGCGGGAACGGGGAGGGACTCGCCGTCCGGACCCGGCGCGATGGCGAACCAGTCGCGGTCGATCGTGGTGATCGGCGGGCGCCCAGGGAGGCAGACATAGACGTTGCCAGTCCCGTCCGGCAGGCCGCCAGCATAGAACTGCCCGGACCAGCCAAGCTTGAGCGCGAGGCGCGCCGCGGCCCGCGTGTGGATGTGGTCGGCGCTCGCGTCATAGGTGTACGGGATCGTCACACGCCCGGCAGACGCTTTGGCCGAGACGCGAGCGCCTCTGCTGTTTGTCGGGCCGTGATACTTCGTGATGATGGCTTGGCGCATGGCAGCGAGTCCTGATTAATCGATTGTCAGCGATAAAAGTGGATCATTTCGGGGGTGTCGTGCTCGTATCGAATGTATTGTTTGGCTGTATCGCGGTTGGACGCACGGAAATAATGCGTCCAGCCATTATGATCCATGGCGCAATACAGTCGTTGGCCATGGCCCCAGTAGGCGCCGCCCGCGTCGTATCCGCCACTGTCGAGACGCACGCGGAAAAGCTGGATGCGGTGCTCCGGATCGAGATTGCTGACAGCGGGGGATGGGCGGCCCATGCCGGCACCGCGGGAGCGGTCTCCCATCCATCCGGGGTCGGGCGTGACGTGTGGAGCGATGTGCATGCCGTGGGCCTTAGTTGGTCGTGCGACAGATCAGACATTTGGTGCCTTCACAAGGCGGCCGGTCACGGGATCCCGCCAGCGGCGCGAGCGAGGGCAGTAGATGGGCCCGGCCGCATCGGTAGGGGTAGGCACCTCGGCGAGCGCTGCGTTGCCGCGTGCGATGCGCGTCAGGGGTACGAGCGCCGCAGCAGTTCCGGCGATCACAAGGCCCGCCGCAAACATGACGATGTGCGAGGGGGCGGGCGGCGCCTCGGGAAGGGGCGCGGTGTAGGCGTAGAACGTGGAAACGTGGTCGATCGCGGCGGCGGCGGGCGCCGCTGCGGTCGAGGCCATCGCGGCGAGGGCGAAGGCGGTTAATAAGGGGCGGGGTTTGGTCCGGTATGTCATCACGCTGCGTCCTCTGGTGGCGCTGCAACGCCTTCGTTATCGGACGTATTGTCTGATATGTCAACTGTCAAAACGGACAAAATGTCCGACGCGGAGTTGCGGCAAATGGCAGGAGGTCTATAATCCTGCTGCGGCAAGGCTTTGCGAGGAGAGCGGCAAGTGCCTGATTTAAAGGGACGACTGACGCCCCAAGAACACGAATTCGTAGAGGCGATGGTTCGCAGCGGCGACGCCCTCTACAGCGCGACCGTCGCAGGCTACGCACAACCGGCGTCTGCCGCCTCGAAGGTCATGCGGCGCCCCGATATCGCGTCCGCGATCCAGGCACAGGCGCGGGCGCGCATCCAAGGCGAAGGCTCGGCCGTCGCCGCAAAGGTGCTGATCGAGATCGCCAGTGATCCGACCGCACCGAAGGCACCCCGGGTCGCGGCGGCGACACGCCTTGCCGACATGACGCAACTCGGCGGACTCGGACCCGGCGGGCTCGACAAGCCGCTATCCGAGATGACGCGCGCCGAGCTGGTCGAGGCCCGCCAGCGCGCGGTCGCCTACCTCGTCGAGCTTGACGCGCCGGTCATCGAAGGCACGGCGCTTCCGGCGCCGGAGCCCATCGTGGGCGGGCTTTTCGACTGATTTGCGCGCAAAAACGGCGCGCGAAGCTACTAACCTATTGATCTAATAGGGGTTGGCGTAATTGTAAGGGAATTACGGACCCTCGCGCGCCTCGCCGATTGCGTACCTGCGCGGCGTCCGGCGCCGCTGAGGCGCCAGCCTAGGCGCGCCGGCGCTGGCCGGCCCCCGGGTACACCCGCGCCCACGCGCGGCGGCCGTGGCCGGGCGTCCTGACAAAAATTCTGCCCGAACCCGCGACCGGACATCTTGTCCAAGCTGCGCGGCCTTACCATAATGCTACCTAGAGTGGCGATAACGTCTCAGATCCAAACGGTCTGCGGCATCGGACCCGTCAACCACTGCCTGTGACAAAAACATATATCAGCTTCTACTACCCGACTGATTTGTGGACATCTATTCAGGGGAGCTGTCTATTAGTATCGCCGATGATTTCAAAACCTTTTTGTCTAACATCGCAGTAGATAACGCCGCTACGATATCTCTTCGATACGGTGAGATAACGCGTGCGTTGAATAAGAAATTTCGAGCGACAGAGTCGGACACCGCCAACACTTTGCAAGTTGGATCTTATGGTCGCTGGACGGCTATTAAGGGTATATCTGACCTAGATATGCTATATATCATGCCCAATGCTTCTTGGATCGGTTATAGCAACGGCGGCCAAAGTAGGCTGTTGAGTGAAACAAGAGCTGCGATAATTGCGAGATACCCTCGGACGGAGGTGGTGGTCGATCGATTAGTCGTCCAAGTCGTCTACCAAAAATTCCACATCGAGGTTCAGCCGGTGTTCGAGCAGGAAGACGGGAGTTTCCTATATCCTGACACTTACAGCGGCGGATCGTGGAAAACCACGAAGCCGCGTGATGAGCTTGATGCCATCGCAGGTGGCGACCTCCTTAAAAACCGCAATCTGCGCAGACTTTGCAAAATGACCCGAGCTTGGAAAAACAAGCACGGCGTGCCTATGGGCGGACTTTTGATCGATAGTCTAGCGGACCGATTCTTGGCTGGAACTGAAGATTTTGATGACAAGAGTTACCTATATTATGATTATATGAGCCGTGATTTCTTCGAGTACCTTAGCGAGCTACCCAAGCAGGCTTACTTTGCGGCTCTAGGAAGTGGACAACGAGTAAAAGTAAAGAAAAATTTTCAAGGCAAAGCTAAACGGGCCTATGAACTGTCCTTGGCGGCAATCGATGCGACGGATGACACTTTGCGTAATGAAAGGTGGAGGAAAGTATTTGGGCGTGGATTTCCGCCTGCTGTCGTCGCAGAGCGGGTCGAGAAATCGGTGTTGGCGGAAGATAACTTCTCGGCGAGGAATACCGAGGAATTTATTGAAGATCAATTTCCCGTTGACATTCGTTATCCAATTGATCTGGACTGTGAAATAACACAAAACGGTTTTCGACCATTCAAATTGAGAGAATCTCTAAGGCACAAGCAACCGATAGTTTTTAAACGATCGCTGAAATTCTACGTGGCAAACGATAGATCCATACCGGGGCGGTATGATTTATATTGGAAGGTGCTCAATCGCGGTTCAGAAGCGATTCGTCGTGACCAGATCCGGGGCCAGATCGTTGCTGATGCTGGGTACAAGCAGCGGGTCGAACAGTCCAATTTTAGAGGTGATCACGTCGTCGAATGCTACGCTGTACAGAATGGTGTAGTGGTGGCATCTGATCGGATTCGAGTCCCGATCCGGCCGGGTTAAAGGGTAGGTTGATGGACAAGGCGCATCTGCTTAAATCGATCGCGGAAACGGGATACAATGTGGGGTTTGGGGCAAAAAAACATTTTGCTACGTACGACATAGTAGAGAAAGGCCCGGGCTGGATTGGATTTATCTCATTAGCTTGCGGTATATCTGGTCTGGTTTTCGAAGAATTATCGACTAAGGTGCCCTCTTTGATTTTGTCGATTGCTGGTGTCGTAGCCTTGTATATCTCATTTTACAGGGCTGCGGAGTACGAAAAGGCGGGGAAAGAAATTACCGCGATATATAATGAACTTCGTGACCTATATCGATCCGTACAAAGTGATACAGATTCACAGTTGGCGGCGGCGCAGCTCAGTGCAGCAGAAGCACGTTTCTTTGGGATCTCAATAAGCAAACAGATACTTTTTTCAGATTGGTATGCGCATTATAAGTTTTTTGGACAGCATCAGAGTTCATGGATCAACGAGCAGCTAAATTTTAAATTTTGGAAAGATATGGTCCCGGCTTCGGCCAAATTATTCCTTGTAGTTCTTGGGATGACATCCATCATCGGCGCTGCTTTCCTGATCGCACGATCCTGTGGACTCCTGTAGGCAGCAATTTTTTTTGCTTTGCGGACATATCAGCGCTCTCGGCGCTGGTAGCACAATGTCTCGGTTGCACAGACGGCGAGTCCAAGCAGCACTGATCCAAAATCGAGCAACCCGAGCACAGTAGCAAGTGGCCCGCTCGCGCCGCTCGAAGCTTAGTGATCCTTGCCATTGCCCAGGCGAGGCGGCGGCACGACCGCGTCGGCGAAATCGTCCAATAAAGCGAGCTGAAAGTCCAGGCCGAGCGCCGCCATGATCCGCTGCCAGCGCGGGTTGCGAAGGTCGATCCGCAGCCGCTCCTCCACTGTGAGAGCAGCGAAGTCCTCTCGTGCAGGCCCCGGCGGGAGTTGCTCGCCGATCAGGGCAACAGAGAGCATCTCGGATCGTTAAGGGGTGTCCTCATGTGCGGAATTTACCCCATGCATGCTGGCTGATGAAGTCGTAGTGCGTCTGCTTGACTTAACGGACTTATCAGACATATCGTCTGCCATGGCTCGCTTTCCACTCACCGCCGCCGCGCTGGAGCAGGAAGCCGAGATCTTCATCTCGGGTCTGCTCGCTCAGCCGGCGTTCTCGGCCGCGATCCAGGAGCTTGTGATGGCATCCGTCAGCGAACTGAAAGCCGCCCTCGACGCCGCGAAGGCGAGCGTCGATGGGCTCACCGCCAAGGTCGGGCAGGTCTCGGGCTCCGGGATCGACCCGGCCGACCTTGATCCGGTGCTCGCCGAGGTGAACACCCTCCGGCAGACCGTCGAGGCGCTCTCGGCTTCTCTTCCGGCATCGAAGGCTGCGCAGTCGGCGACCCCCGCGACCTGATCTCCTCCCCAGAACGCCGCATCGGCCCCCGCCGCCCCGCCACGATGTATCGTTGGCGGGGCTTATTATAGCGCGGAAGCATTTTATGAAGTTTGTGTCTCCGCTACTTCTGATTCTTTTTCCATTCATACTCGCGCTTCAAAATCTTTTTTACTTCGAGATCGCAATCATTGCTTACCATGTTCTTGATGTTTTCCTCTAATTGGTCGCGGCTGTAATTCCGCTGCACGTAGAAGAAATTAACTGACCCTGTATAATCTGTATCGCGGCCATTGAATGTGTTCTTAACGTTAAGAGCTTCTTGGTCGCAGGCGTCACCGCCTGTTATTCTGACTGAATAGTACGGCACAGTTTAGCTCCGGAATTAATTAGTGGGTGGCGCGCTCTAGTTTTTATACGAGGTTTTCGCTGTCGCTTTGAGGACTTTGATGTAAGTATCCGCCCATTATTAGGCTTCAATGTTCTGTCAGCTCAAGTGCAACCTGGGGGGCAGCCTAAAATCGGCGCAACCAATCGGGTGCCTCTCGTCCGATGGACGTTCGTTCAATCAGACGAAATGACCGACCGCCTTCTTTGCGGAAAGCGTGCCGCGCCGTAATTCTGTGGCCTAGCGAAGTTTCCTTCGTCTTGTGATTGTCTGATATCTGTCATATGAAGGGCAGGCTATGACGCTTCCCGCCCTCATCCGTCGAGCGTTCTCCTTCACCGCCTTTCAGCAGGCGCAGGGTGACGACCGGTTTCCCGGCACGGAGCTGGATGTCGAGCTGGACACCACGAACAATGCCGTCGAGGCGCTGATCGACAGCCTGCGGACCGTGCTGCGGGCGGACGGCAAGCTCCAGAATGGGATCGTCACCCGGAACAGCCTCGCCGCCGACATCACCCTCGGCGTCGGCGCCGCCCGGCCCTGGAGCGTGGCCGTCTCCTACCTCGCCGACGAGACCGTCACCCGCGGCTACCTGATCTACCGCGCCGTGGCGCCCTCGCTCGGCGTCGATCCGGCGAAGGATGCGTCCGGCGCGAGCTGGGAGGTCGCCGCCGATCTATCGCAGGCGGTCACGATCGCGGCCGGCGGGGTGGGCACGGCTGCGCTCCAGACCGGCGCCGTCACGAACGACAAGCTCGCGGGCGGCATCACGGGCGACAAGCTCGCGGACGGCTCGATCCCGGCCTCGAAGATCGGCGCAGGCCTGGGCGTGGTGCCGATCGGCGCCCGTATAGCCTTTGGCGGAATCCGCGCGCCGACCGGCTGGCTGCTAGAGGCCGGGCAGGCGGTCTCGCGGGCGACCTATGCCGAACTGTTCACGGTGCTGACGGAGACCCTGGTCTGCGACATCGCGATCGGCCAGCGGACGCTCACGAATGCCCAGAAATCGATCGCCGGACTCGGGCTCCGCTCGGCGATCGTCGAGGGCCCCGGCATCCCATCGGGCACCCGCCTGACGAGCGACACCAACGGGGCGCTCACGATCAACGCCGATCCGACCGCCAGCGCTGTCCAGGCCACGGTCCGGTTCTTCCCCTACGGCAACGGAGACGGCAACAGCACCTTCAACGTGCCGGACAGCCGCGGCCGAACCGACTTCGGTCGAGACGACATGGGCGGGCAGGGCGCCGGGCGGCTGGTCCAGACGCTCGACGGCGGCAGCCTCCAGGCCGGCGCCTTCGACGCTGCGGCGGGCCGGGAGCAGATCCTGCTCAAGCTGACGAACCTGCCCACGGACCTGCCGGGCGGAAAAGTCACGGTGAGCTATCCGAACTACAACACGTCCGGATACGCCAGCGTCGCCAACATCCTGTCGGCCGCACAGGGCGCTCTGGTGACGAGCGTATGGACCGGCGAGGCCGCCAAGGTTCTCTCGACGCAGGAGACCCGGACTTTCGGCGTGGATGGCGCGAAGTCCAATCCCAACGGGTCTCAGCCGTTCGGGATCGTTCCGCCCGCACACATCACCAACAAGATCATCTTCGCTGGAGTGTGAGATGCAGTCCCGTCTGCCCTACATCTGCTCGACCTTCGGCGTTCGAGCCCAGAACGATCTCGGCTACACGCCCAGCAAGGTCGCCGGCCTGTTCGGCAACGGCGATGTCGAGAGCGGCGGCTACAGGACGCTCCAGGAGACGCATCCGATCGTCGAGGGCTCGGCGGGCGGCTTCGGTTGGATGCAGTGGACCGGTCCGCGGCGCCGGGCCTACGAGGCGTGGTGCGCCGCGCTCGGACTCGACAAGTACGCCGACGAGACGAACTACCGCTACATGGTCCACGAGCTGCTGACGATCGAGACGGCAGCGCACCGCGCGATCCTGGAGTGCGCCGACACGCCGGAGGCCGCCGCGGCCGTGGTTTGCACGAAGTACCTGCGCCCCGGCGTGCCGCACCTGGAACGCCGGATCGAAGCCGCCAAGGCTGCGGCGGGCTACCTCGCAGCCGCGGGGCAAGCGAGCAACACGGGCTCGACCACGACGCCTGCGTCTGATCCGTCGCATGACGATGCGTCCCGCGGCGAAGCGCCGGCCGTCCACATCGTGCGTGGCGGCTGGCCCGAGGACAGCCTGTCCAAGTTCGAGGTCGAGGCGATCCAGCGTCGGCTGCTCGAACTTGGCTACCACGTCGTCGGCTTCGTGGACGGGACGTGGGGCGAGCGCACCGCCGCGGCGATTACCGCACTCCAAGAGAGCGCCCACACCCAGCTCCAGCGCAGGGAGGTGGTGATCGACGGCCATTACGGGCCCCAGACCCGCGCGCTGCTCGCAGACGACGCCAGCAAGGCCAGCGTGTCGCCGACGCGCGCCCGCGTTACGGCCCAGCAGCTCGCGGCCGGCGGCCATCCGGTGGTGAAGGCCGGCTCGAAGATCACCTGGGCGTCCCTGGGCTCGATTGCCGCCGGGCTCGGCGCCTTCGCGGTCGCCCTGACGCAGAACTGGTCAACGACCCTCGATCTGCCCTTCCCGTTCTCCCTGCTGCTCGGCTTCCTGCCGCCCTGGGCGCTGCCGATCGCGGTGGTGGCCTTCAACGTCTACACCGCCCTCAAGGCGTCCGGCCTGATCGGTGCCGCCGTCGATCGCGTGCGGCAGGGGATCGACAACACCGGGGCGGCCCAGGTTGGGCCCGCCAAGCTCACTCTGCCGAACCTGCCCTTCGGCCTCGATCAGCTCCTGCCCCGGTCTTGATCGGGATCCTCGCCATCGCTGCCTCTGCCGGGACGACCGCGGCGGCGCCACCAGATTCCCCGGCCGGCACCATGCAACTCGACATAACGACACTGATCGCGATCGGGAGCTTCATCGTGGCCATCGGCACGCTGATCTGGCGCGGCGGCGGCGAGGTCGCGGCGCGCAAGGCCTTCGAGATCGAGCAGGCGAAATCCGACGCCGAGCGGCAGAAATGGCGGGAGGAGTTCGAGCGATCGGTCGATCAACGCTTTGCCGCCGTCACCAGCGCCTCGACCCTCGTGCGGGAGCAGCTCGGCGAGGTTCGCGAAAATATCGCGAAGAATTACGTCACCAAGAGTGAAATCAAGGATGTTGAGCTTCGTGTGACCAACAGCCAGGACCGCATCGCCGATCATCTCGACAGGATCGATGCCCGCCTGAACGAGATGCAGGCACGGGTGCTGGAGGCGATCAACAAGGCGACGAGCCGTGGCTAGGATCGATCCGGTCACGCGCAAGCGGAAAGACTTCGTCCGACTGGCCAAGCCAGAGGTGGAGCGCAAGGCCGAGCGGGAGCGCGCGATTGCGCTGATCCGCGCCCTGGACCGCGAGGAGATCGTTACCGAAGCGCGCGAGCGCTTCATGCCGTTTGTGCGCTTCACCATGCCGGACCCGCAGGATCCGGACGACGCGAAGCGCTCGGCCTACGACGATCAGGACTTCCACCGAGCGATCGGCCTCGCCCTGGAGAAGGTCGAGAGCGGCGGCATGCCGTTCCTGATCCTCACCGTGCCGCCCCGGCACGGGAAATCGCAGCTCACCTCGCGGCACTTCCCGGCTTGGCTGCTCGGGCGCAACCCGCGCCGGCACATCGTGGTCGCCGCCCACACCGACAACCTCGCCGAGGATTTTGGCGCCGACGTGCGCGCCATCATGTCGACGCCGCAGTACAAGCAGGTCTTCCCGGAAGTCCGATTCCAGCGCGGCGGCAACGCCAAGAACCGGCTCCAGACCACCGCGGGTGGGCTCGCCTTCTTCGTCGGCCGCGGCACCGCCCTGATCGGCCGCGGCGCCGATTTCCTGATCCTCGACGACCTGATCAAGAACGCCGAGGAAGCGCGCTCGGCCGCCGTGCGCGAGGAAGTCTGGGAGTGGGTCGTGAAGGTCGCCATGACCCGCCGCATGAGCGCCCGAAGCCCGGTCGTCATCATCATGCAGCGCTGGCACGAGGATGATCCGGTCGGCCGCATCACCGATCCGACGAACCCGCACCACGATCCGATCCTGGCCTCGAAGTTCAAGATCATCGACCTGCCGGCGCTCGCGGTCGATGACGATCCGCTCGGCCGGCCGAAGGGAGCCGCGCTATGGCCGCTTTCGAAGGGCCAGCCGAAGTTCGACGCGGAGTTTCTGGAGCAGCAGCGGCGCCTCGATCCGATCGGCTTCCACGCGCTCTACCAGCAGCAGCCGAGCGCCGTGGACGGCACGCTGTTCCTGCGCGAGAACATCCGCCTCTACGGGCCGGACGAGCTGCCCGCGAACCTCACGCCCTACTGCACGAGCGACCACGCCACGGGCGAGGACCGGAAGAAGCACGACGCCACCGTACTCCTCGCGGGCGGGCTCGACCGGGGCAACTCCTTGTGGCTCACGGACTGCGTCTGGGAGCGCTGGGCCACGGACAAGGTCGTCGAGGCCATGCTGCGGCTCGCCCAGGAGCGCAGGCCGCTGGTCTGGGCGGCCGAGCGCGGGCACATCTCGAAGTCGATCGGTCCGTTCCTGCGCAAGCGGATGGAGGAGACCGGGATCTTCTTCCCGATCCGCGAGATCACGCCGGTCGACAACAAGGAGGTCCGGGCGCAGGCGATCGCCGGACGCGTCGCCCAGGGCAAGGTGTTCCTGCCGCGGCACGCGCCCTGGACGGAGCGCGCGATCGACGAGCTGCTCAAGTTCCCCAACGGCCGCAACGACGATTTCGTGGATGCGCTGGCCTACTTCGGCATCCTGCTCCAGAGCATGTTCGCCCCGGGTCGGACCGTCGAGGAGCGGCGCGCGACCGAGCCCAAGACGGGCTCCTACGCCTGGATCAAGGCGCAGCAGAAGCGCCAGGAACAGGCCGAGCGGTTCCGGATCGGGGGAGGGTACTGATGTTCGACGACCCCCAGGCCGCCCTCGCCGACGAAGCGCCCCCGACCGCCGCCGAGGTGCCGCCGGCCCAGGATGGCGCGCGCCGGGATCCGGCCCCGACCGAGCAGGACCTGGCGCTCCAGCGCCGGATCACGCGGACCATCCGCGAGGACAAGCGCCACTTCAAGAAGGCGTTCGAGCAGATGCGCCGCGATATGCGAATCGCGATGAAGGGCCACGACAACGACTGGAGCGACGACAAGTACAAGGCGAACATCACGGGCCGGCACGTCAAGGCCAAGACCGCGTCGCTCTACGCGAAGAACCCGAAGGCGGTCGCCCGGCGCGCCGACAAGATGGACTTCAAGATCTGGAACGAGGATCAGCAGTCGCTGCTGATGGCCTTCCAGACGATGCAGGCCGCCCAGGCCGCCGCGGCGCTGTCGCAGCAGCAGGCGGCCGGCGAGCCGAGCGCCATGGTCGGCCACAACGGCGGGCCGCCGATCGAGCCGCAGCTTCCTCCGGGCTTCGCCGAGGCCCAGGCGCTGATCGCCGACTTCCAGCAGGGCATGGCCGCGCGGATGCAGGCCCAGCGGATCGCGAAGACGCTGGAGAAGCTGTTCGCCCACGCGATCCGCGAGCAGCAGCCGCTGGGCTTCAAGGAGAGCATGAAGCAGACCGTCCGGCGGGCCTGCACGACCGGCGTCGGCTACGTGAAGCTCTGCTACCAGCGGCAGATGGGCCCGTCCCCGAGCGTGGAATACCGGCTCAACGACAGCCGCGTGCGCCTGGAGCACCTCAAGAATCTGATCGAGCGGCAGCGCTTCGAAGACGGCGACGTGACTGATCTCGAAGCAGAGGCGGCCGAGATCGAGCATCTCGTCGAAGCACTCTCGGCCGAACCCGAGGTCGTCGCGTCCGAGGGGCTGGTGTTCGATTTCCCGCAATCGACCCGGGTCATCCCGGACCGGCTGTGCCGGTCGCTGGAGGGCTTCGTCGGTGCCCGGCACCTGACGCTGGAATACCTCTACACCCCCGACGAGGTGAAGGAGATCTTCGGCGTCGAGCTGGGCCGGAAATTCAAGCCCTACAACGCCAACGGCAAGCTGGCGGACGACACGTCCGAGGCCTACCAGCACCAGAGCGACCTGCTCGACGCGGAGACGCCGGCCGGCGAGCAGCAGAAGGGCGACCTGTGCCTCGTCTGGGAGTATTTCGATAAGGCGGCGGGGCTCGTCTACTACATCTGCGACGGCTACGAAGGTTGGCTCAAGCCGCCGGGCAATCCGGACGTGTTCGTCGACCAGTTCTGGCCGGTCTGGGCGCTCACGTTCAACGCCGTCGAGAGCGAGGACGAGCTGTTCCCGCCCTCCGATGTCGCGCTGCTCCGGGACATCCAGAAGGAGTACAACCGCTCGCGCGACGGCAAGCGGGAGCACCGCCGGGCCGCGCGCCCGCGCTGGGTGTTCTCGAAGGGCGCCTTCACCGACGAGGATCTGGGCTGGCTCGGGACCGCTCCGGCATTCACCGCGACGGGGCTCAACATCGACCCCACGAAGGACATCAAGACCCAGCTCCAGGCCGTGCCGGTGCCCGGCGTCGACCCGAATCTATACGATGTCGGGGAGATCATGACCGATCTCCAATACGTGGTCGGCAACTCGACCGCGGGGCTGGGCACGCCCCAGAAGGGGACGGCGACCGCCAACTCGATCGCGGCCGGCGCCAACGCCACGGCCGATCAATCGTCGATCGACGATCTCGATAACTTCCTGACGGCGGTCGTCCGGGGCGCCGGGCAGATTCTGATGCGTGAGATGTCCGAGCAGACGGTCGTCAAGGTCGTCGGGCCGGGCGCGCTGTGGCCCGAGCAGACCCTACAGGAGATCGCGGACGAATTGTCCCTGGAGATCGAGGCCGGCTCGACCGGCAAGCCCAATCAGGCCGTCGAGATCGCGAATTGGGAGAAGATGCTGCCCTTCATCATGCAGATGCAGGGAATCAGCCCGCAATGGCTGGCGCGCGAGACACTCCGGCGCCTCGACGACCGCATGGATCTTACCGAAGCGCTGGTGGACAGCCTGCCCTCGATCGTCGCGCAGAACCGGCAAGCGGCGTCAGCGCCGGGCGATCCGAACGCCCAGCCGGAAGCCCAGGGCCACAACGGCATCGCGAACGGTCCGGCGGCTCCGGGTGGGCCCGCCGGGCGAGGCGCACCGATGGGCGCGCAACGAAAACGGCCTCTGTCGTAGCACAGCGCGCGTTTGCCCTTCCTAGAGTTTAGAATTTCTGCCAAGTTCGCAGCGCAGAGTCCCATAGCGGCCGCGCCGCAGACCTTGAATTGACGCCGAAGGTATGCGGTATTGGGTATCCTGGAATGATTTTGAGTCAAAGAGAATCGATTAATTTTGATGAGCTAATCGCTCAAGCAAAGACGGCTTCCGATAAGCTTGAAGCCGCTATATCGGTGCAACGCACCAGAACGATCGCATTCTTATGTTTTTCTATTGTTATGTTGGCGATCGGGGTTCTTGGTGTCAGTTATCAAATACTTCACGGTGGGAACATATTTTTACTGCCTGGAGAGTATGTCAAATATTATACGTGGTTTTTCGTGTCAATTTCCGTCATTGCAATAATTTTACTTGTCTTAGCAATAATTTCGCTGCTTAAGCTTCAGGAAAGCTATGTCAATGCCAAGCTGACCAAGGAGCGCATTCAGATTGCTATTGGAAAGGCGGAGCAGCTGGCTTCGATTGTCCATGAATAAGCCCATCGCACCGAATCCAAACGCTCCGGCGGTCAATCCGACGCCGCATAATGACGCAACTGCGGTCATTAGCGAGCTGCAAGAGGCCACACGGCAAGGTTTTAGCATTGCAGAAAATTCACGCAAAGCGGCACGTCTGTTTTCTCTAGAAAGCACTTCAGTGCTAGTCGGTACATTTGGTATCGCTATTGGATCTGCTGCTGCTTACGGCTTATCTATTGCTTTCAATGCGATTTCTTTTCCAGTCGCGGAAGGTATTGCCATAATTGGTGGATTGTCTGGTGCGCTGTTGATGCTGCGTGGCCCGAAGTCAATAGGGAATGAGCAGAAAGAAGAACAGGGGCGGCGGAAGGCTAAAGCGATAGCCGATGATTTTGAAGCTCTGCCTGCTCCGTTGCAAACGGCTTGCACTCCTGCGTTTGTCAGTGAATATCAGAAGGCAAGGTTTGGTCACGTTGTCGTCGATGTCACTCCTGTAGACGGGGGCTAGGCTCAGCTAGGGCATTCCAAAATGTCTGATGTGTCTTGCGACAATGGACAAAATGTCGTATCGAAGCGTAGAGTTAGAGGATCCCCATGGACCCCGAGAACGAAGATCTCTCGCGCGAGCTGGAAGCTGAGCTAGAGGCTCACGCCAACGCGGGCGAGGCGGGCGGGCAGGGCGGTGCCGAAGGCGCCGGATCGGCCGAGAGCGGGGGCGCGTCCGCCCCGCAGGCGAAACCCGAGGATGAAGGCCTCCTGGGCGTGGTCCGCGATGCGGCCCCGGCCAGGAAGCCCGACGCAGCGGCGGCCTCGCCAGCCGATGGCGCCGAGACGGGCCAGCAGCCCGGCGATGGTGCTCCCAAGCAGCCGGACAACGAGAATTACTCGGATGTCCCGTTCAACAAGCATCCGCGGTTCCGCCAGCTCTTAAGCGAGCGGAACGCCAACAAGACCGATGCCGAGCGGTATCGGCAGGTCGACACGTTCATCCGCGACCACGGGATGTCCGCCCAGGAGGCGGCAGACCTGCTAACGGTGGGCGCCATGGCGAAGACCAACCCGGCGAAAGCCTGGGAGCTGGCGCGCCCATGGGTCGAGAACCTCTTGAAGGCGTGCGGAGAGGTGTTGTCGCCTGACCTGCAACAGGCCGTCCAGGAAGGCCGGATGACCATGGAGGCCGCCTACGAGGTGAGCCGTTCGCGGGCGTCCGTCGCCAGCATGGAGGCCTCGCGCACGTTCGAGAGCGAGCGCCGCGAGCAGCAGGCCCGTGACGAGCAGGCGCGCTCGATCACGGCCGCTGCCGAGGAATGGGAGAACGACCGCCGGGCGAAGGACCCGAACTACGACGCCAAGCTCGAACAGATCCACCGCGAGATCGCGTGGCGCCACCACAACGGGGACCGTCCGAAGACGGCCGCCGAGGTCAAAGCCCAGCTCGACGACGCCTACAAGGTCGTCAACGCTGCGCTCCAGCCTCCGGCCGCACCGGGGGCCCCGGGCAGGCAGGCGGCCCCGCGCAATGCGGTCAAGCCCGTCACGGGCGGATCTGTGGCTGGTGGCAACGCGAAGCCCGCGCCCCGGTCCATGCTGGAGGTCGTCCAGCAGGCCGTGGGCTAGGCTCGCAGCATCTTAGGACACGGTCATGCCGTTCACTGCGAACGAACTGGCGAACATCGCCAACTCTGCGCTCGACTACTACCTCAACAAGGGAAAGACCGAGAAGCAGAACATCCAGGACAAGCCGATGATGCAGGCCTTCGAGGCCTCTTCGGGGCAGTTCCCGGGTGGTAAGGGGCTGGTCTCCATCGGCGTGAAGGGCGGCCAGGGCGGCGGCTCCTTCCACGGCTACACGCACGACGATCAGGTCTCCTACTACAACCCGGCGTCCAACCTGCGGGTCGGCTACGCCTGGAAGGAGCACCATATCGGCCTGGGCCTGACCCATACCGAGCTGAAGATGGACGGCATCACCGTCATCGAGGACGGCGCCGAGCAGACCACGAGCGAGAAGGACGGCCGCGAGCAGTTCGCGCTCGCGAATCTGCTCGACAGCAAGCTCGAAGACTTCGACGAGGACAAGAAGAAGTCATGGGATGCGCTGATCCACGGCGACGGCACGGGCGACGCGAAGGCCCTGGCCGGCATTCGCTCGATCATCCTCGACAGCCCCGGATCGGGCACGACCGGCGGCCTGTCGCGCGCGACCTACCCCTGGTGGCGCAACCGGGCGGCTACGGCTGCCGCGGCGAAGGACGGTGTCGGCAACGACGCGATCACCAGCTCCACGGCCGGCGGCGGCACGCTGATGACCTTCCTTCAGGCCGAGGACCGGCAGCTCAAGCGCTTCGCCCAGGGCGGCGTGAAGCTGCGCCGGTTCGCCGGCTCGGACTTCATCGGCGCGATGGAGAAGGAGATCCGTGCGAACGGCAACTACTCGCTCACCGGCTTCCGCGCGGCGGGCACGGTGGACGGGAAGATGGCCGACGCGACCTGGGATGGGAACGCGATCATCTACGACCCGACCCTGGACGATCTGGGCCTGTCCAAGCGGATGTACGCGATCGACATGCGCCGCATCCGCCTGATGTACATGGCCGGCGAGAAGAACAAGAAGGCTTCGCCGCCGCGCCCCTACGACCGCTACGTGATGTACCGCGGTCTCACCTCGACCGCGGTCATGATCGCTTCGCAGCTCAACACGAGCGGCGTCTACGACATCAAGTAGGCGCCTCGTCTGATCTGTCATGCGACGCGGCGGCTCTTCCGAGGGGCGCCGCCAGATTCAAGGGCACAGGAGGCCCGCCACCATGGACACCGCCCACGTCTTTGTCGCCCTCGCCGGGGATCGCGGAAACAGCGTGCCCAAGATGGTCACGCCCGCGGAGATCCAGATCCTCCAGCGCCTGCACGGCGACGACGCGGTGCATGACATCCTGCCGGCCGCGCCCGTGCAGCGCTCGAAGCAGCAGGAGCTGGGCCGTTTGGCGGGCCTCTACCCAGCCCGGGACGAGGATGGGAAGCACCACCTCCAGACGATCTTCCCGAGTCATACGCTGCTGCCGATGACGCTCGACGAGCTGGGGCTGCCGGACGCGCTGTTCCGCGCCACCACGCGGGCCCGGCCGGCGACCCGCACCGTCGAGATGCCGACCGAGCAGACCCACGGCGCCCCGGATACGCCGCCCGTGCAGGTCGGCTGGGACAACACGCAGTTCGAGCCCATCGACGTGCCGGCAGACCCTGAGACCCAGCCCGAGCTGGTGGGCACGCTCACAGACCCGAGTCTCCAGCACCGGACCGACGAGGCGCCCGGCACGGCGCTCCAGGCGACTGAAGACGGCACCGCCGCCCAGCTCCGGGCTCGCGCCGAGGCGCAGGGCACCGGGCCGGGCGCGAAGGCGGGCGAGCAGAAGGCCGCCGAGCCCGCCGCTGCGGCCGGCGCCCTGTTCTCGTAGGCGGCGATGGCCCGCGGGCAGACGCTGCTCAAGCTGCTGGACGACCTGCGGGCCGAATGCCGGCTGTCGCCCAACCCGGCGCACAACGCGCAGCAGCGCGAGACCCAGGTCCGCCTGCTCCAGCGCATGCAGGAATGGCTCTACGACGACTACAACTGGCCGCACCTCAAGATCGAGCGCACCTTCCCGGCGCAGCGCGGCCAGCGCTACTACGCCCTACCGAAGGACATCGCCCTTGAGCGGGTGCTATCCCTGGAGACCCGGTTCGGCACGCGCTGGCTGCCGGTCGGCACGGGGATCGACAACGACTGCTACGCCGCGATCGACAGCGACGGCGGGCAGGAGGGCTGGCCGGTCCGGCGGTGGCGGATCTGGGAGGACGATCGGATCGAGCTGTGGCCGGTGCCCGATCAGGACGCGGGCACCGCCGGCAGCGCCGAGGGCACGGTCAAGGTGATCGGGATCCGGCGGCTTCAGCCGTTCCGCGACGACACCGATGTCTGCGATCTCGATGACCGCCTGATCGTACTCTACTCGGCCGCCGAGCTGCTCTCGGCCTCCGGCGCGAAGGACGCACCGCTCAAGCTCCAGCAGGCCGCGGCGCGCTACGCCAAGCTCAAGGACGACCTGTCGCCCCGGCGGCGCGTGCAGATGTTCCGGGAGTGCCCCGAGCGCCCGCCGCTGCGCGGCATGCCGATGGTCGATTACCGGCCGGGCGGCGAGTGATGGGCACGATCTGGATCAGGGAATTCACGGGCGGCCTCGACACCCGCAAGCTGCCCGAAACCTCGCAGGGCGGCACGCTCGTCCGCGCGGTCGACGGCCACATCAACCGCGGCGGCGAGTTCGAGCAGCGCGCAGCGTTCGTGCCCGTCTACACGCTGCCGAAGGGGACGGTCGGCCTCGCCTTCACGAAGGCCGGCCCGGTCGTCTTCGGCTCGATCCCGGACCCGGGCATGCCCAACGGCGTCGCCTATCAGCGCCTCCAGCACCCGGACGGCGCGACCGATCTGATCGCCGTGCGCAGCTTCGACCTGTTCGCCGGCAAGATCTTCGCCGCGGGCGAGTTCGCGGACGGCAAGCTCTACCAGTTCTACGATGGCAAGCGGGTCACGCATTACGGCTCGAACAGCGCGATCGTCCCCGGTGCGCCGGTCCGGACGTTCGGGCGCAAGCTGTACTATGTGACCGGGCCGAACCTGATCTACTCGAATCTGGCCGACCCGACGAACTTCGATCCGGACAGCGGGACGACGCGGGCCTCCGGCACCGGCGCGACCGGCGCATCCACCAGCACGGGCGTGGGCGCCGGCTTCAACGACCTGTCCGAGGAAGATTACGGATCCGAGGATCTGGTCGCGATCGGCCGCTACCAGAACTACCTCGCGATCTTCTCGGATCGGACGGTCCAGATCCGCTACGTGGATCCGGACCCCGCGCTCTCGAAACAGATCCAGGCGCTGCACAACACGGGCACGATCAGCCCGCGCAGTGTGACCGAGTTCGGCGACACGGACCTGTTCTACCTCGACGCCTCGGGGCTCCGCTCGCTCAAGGCCCGCGACGCCTCGAACGCGGCCGTCAGCACGGACATCGGTTCGGCGATCGACGTGCTGCTGACGGACTTCGTCGCCGGCTCCAGCCCGGCCGACGTGCGGAACGCGATCGGGGTGATCGAGCCCCGCGACGGCCGTTTCTGGCTCGCGATCAGCGATACGATCTTCGTGTTCTCGTACTTCCCCGCCGCAAAGGTGAGCGCGTGGACCATCTACAAGCCCGGCTTCAAGGTCGAGGATATGATCGTCCTGAACCGGCGTGTGTATCTGCGGTCGGGAAACCAGATCTACGTCTATGGCGGCCTGGGCGCGGAGCTTCAGTACGACGCGACCGAAGCCGTGGCGTGGCTGCCCTACCTCGACGGCGATCGGCCGACCGAGACGAAGACCCTCCAGGGTGTTGACGCGGCCGTGCGCGGCTCCTGGCGGATCGAGATCGGCATGGATCCGGCCAACCTCGCCGCCAGCGACAAGATCGGGGAGATCACCGAGACGACCTTTATGGCGAACCGGATCCCCGGCTCCGCCCAGGCAACCCATTTCTCCCTGCGCTTCCGCTCCCACGGCCGCTACGCCGCGACGAAGCCCGCGGTGCTGGGCTCGGCCGCGATCACCTACTTGGCCGAGAGCGACAAGGCCCGGGCATGATCCTGGAGGCCGCCACCTACGATACGGCAGCCGCGGTCGCGCTCAAGATGCGCCCGCGCGACCGCGACGAGTTCCTGGCCGTCGCCGCCGTCGAGGACGACAAGATCGCGGCTTGGATCGCGGACCGGATGGGCCGGCGCGATGGAATCCTGTGCGCCCGGGCCGGCGATGGTGAGCCCGTCAGCATCGGCGGTGCGGTCGAGGTGCGGCCGGGCTCGGCCACGCTGCTTTTCTACGCGACCGAGCGCTTCCCCGAGATCGCCCTGCCGATGACCCGGTTCATTCGCCGGCACTACTTCCCGAGCCTCGCGGCGGCGGGCACGCACCGGATCGAATGCGTCACGCTCGACAGCTACCGCGCGATGCAGCGCTGGCTGGAGACGCTCGGCCTCAAGCGCGAGGCGACGATCCCCGCCTACGGGAAGGGCCGCGAGACCTTCGCCATGTACGCCTGGATCGCGCCGCCATGCTTGTCCGCCTAGCGTGCGAGAGCGATCGGGCCGCCCTGGTCGAGCTGTGCGTCGCCGCGGTCGAGGAGAGCGTGCGCGGCATCGCGCCGGACCGGGCGATCATCAACGAGACGATCGATGCCTCCTTCGCAACGGCCGAGCCCACCTTCTTCGTGATCGAGCGCCGTCGCGAGCTGATCGGATTCCTGATGGCCTCGATCGGCAGCTACGCCTTCGCCTCTGGCATCTTCACGACCCAGCAGGTAATGTTCGTCCGTCCCGATATGCGCGGCACTCGGGCAGCCGCACTCCTGATCCGACATCTGATCGCCTGGAGCCAAAGGCTCGGCGCGAAAGAGATCACAGGCGGCAATAACAACGGCCTCTACACTGAGCAGACCGCTCGCCTGCTGGAGAAGCACGGCTTCGAGCGCGTCGGGGTGTTCATGCGCCGTCCGGGAGTGCAGTGATGTCCAAGAAGGACGGCGGCGCCGGCAGGCAGGCGAACATCGCGCGCATGGAGGAGGCCCAGCGTCAGGCCGCCATCCGATCGGGCACGGACCAGATCAATTCGACGTTCGACAGCCAATTCACGCCCGGCTTCTTCAACAAGCAGCGCGACAACTATCTCGCGTTCCAGCTCCCGCAGCTTGACGACCAGTACGGCAACGCGCAGCGCGAGCTGACCTATGCGCTCGCCCGAAATGGGAACCTCGACAGCTCGACCCGCGGCTTCCAGCAAGGGCAGCTCCAGAAGACCTACAACACCCAGCGCACGTCGGTGGCGGATCAGGCCAACAGCTACGCCAACACGGCCAAGAGCAGCGTCGAGCAGGCGCGCAACAACCTGATCTCGACGCTCAACGCCACGGGCGACGCGACCCAGGCCGCCACCAGCGCCACCAATCAGGCCGCGATCCTGGCCCAGCCGCAGGCCTACAGCCCGCTCGTCGATGCCTTCGCAGCCACGACGGGCGCGCTCGCCTCCCAGGCCCAGGCCGACCGTGCCGCCGCCATCGCGAACGGCACCTACACGGGCGGCTCGGGCCTGTTCGGCACGTCCGGCGGCTCCGTGCGCGTGACGAGGTAGACGATGTGCGATCCGCTCACCATTGCCGGCGCCGCGCTCACGGCCGGCGGCATCGCGGCCAACTCGATCGGCGCCTCCCAGGCCGCCGCCGCATCGAGCCGCGCCTACAACGCCGAGCGCCAGCGGCAGGCCCAGCTTCGGCAGGAAGCCGCGCAGGTCCAGCAGCACGCAAACAGCCTCTACGAGAACTTCGCGGGCAAGCAGGCGGACCGGGCATCCGACCTGACGGCGTATCTGCGCGGCAATCAGCTCCCGGCGCAGGGCTCGGCCCAGACGACCGTGGAGGCGCCGGCCACGGGCTCGAACATCACGACGCAGGGAGAGGCCTCCCAGCGGGCATCCGCCGACCGCTACGCATCGCAGCAGGCCGGCGCGCTCGCCGATATGCGGTCGTTCGGCGACCTGCTCGGGACGAACGCGCTGGCCCAGGGGCGCGACGCCGGCAGGATCGGCCAGATCGGCAACTTCATGCGGGGCTCGGCCACGGTGCTGCCGATCGAGCTGAACGCGGCCAGCCACGCAGGCGACACCGCCAAGCTGGTCGGCGGGATCGCGGGCGGCCTGGGGAAGGTCGGAATCGCGGCCGGGATCAACGGCAGCACGCTCGGCGGCCTGTTCGGCGCGGCCGACACGGGATCGAACGTCGCCACGTCGCTGCCGACGATGGCCGCTTCCGGGATGGGCTCGATCGCGAACGCCTATGCCGGCCTGCCCATAGCCCCGATGACGCTCGCCCAGCCCTTCGGCGCGGCCCCGTCCTTCGCCAGCAGCCCCTACCGCGTCTGAGGCCGCCATGCCGTCCTTCCGCAACAACGCAGTCGATCCGCAGCAGATCTCGGCGGCGTTCGACAGCATCGCCAACGCCTTCAAGGTCACGCCCCAGGAGATCCTGGCAGGCGCGAAGTCGCAGGAGGCGATGCAGAAGGTCCGCTATCTGGCGGACGCCTACCGGCTCGCCCAGGATCCGAACACGGATCAGGGCGCGCTCGACCGCATCGCCTCGATCGCGGGCGCCTACGCGCCGAGCCAGAGCCTGACGGCCGTCGATCGGAACAACGCCACCACGCTCAAGGCGAACGCGGCCGACAACGCCCGCGCGCTCCAGCAGACCGGGTTGCAGCAGGCCGGCGAGACCCAGCGGTCGCTGCTGTCGCCGATCGGGGAGGGGCAGACCCGCTTCGTGCCGCCATCCATCGCCAGCCTGTACGGGCTGCCCGCGCAGCAGATCGGCGCTGTGAAGGTGAACGAGGGCCAGACAGCCACGCTACCGGACGGGCGCACCCTAGCGGGCACAGCCAAGCCGCTTACCGAGGATCAGGCGAGGGCGCAGGACTACCAGCGGCTCGACCCGGCCATCCGCAACGCGATCGTCTTCGGCAACACGCCCGTCGAGAGCGTGCAGACGCCCGGCGGGCCCAGGCTCGCGTCGCGCCTCGACGCGATCGGCCAGATCCCGGCGCCGGACGCGCAGAAGGCGCAGTTCTTCAACTACGACACCCCGGACGGGAGGTCCGGCACCGCCCGCACGGACGGCGCGGGCAAGCTCGTCGACACCCAGACCGGGATCGAGCTGCCGCCGGGCTCGAAGACCTATACGGCGCAGCTCACCGGCAACAAGGCGGATACCGGGCTTGGCGCGAGCGCGAAGGCCAATATCGACACGCAGCTTCTGGATCTCTCGAACCTGGAGCAGAGCGTCAACGCGCTCGACAGGATCGCCACGTCCAACCCGCAATCGATCGGCCTCACCGGGCAGGTGCTCGGGCTCGGCCAGGACGCCATGGCGACGATGCGGGAGGCTGCAACGATGTTCGGGCCCAAGGCCCAGGACTACCTCAAGCAGGTCGAGACCGGCGCGCTCCCACCGGAGATGTCGAAATACTTCAATCCGAACATCCCGCAGGCGACGCTGCTGGAGAACACGATCCTGGCCCAATACGCCAAGATGCAGGATCCGAACGGCCGTCTGTCCAATCAGCAGATGGAGATCGCCGCCAAGGCGCTCGGGATCGACGGCATGCTCAAGTCGGCCGACAAGACGCGGGCGGTCATCGCCGGCATCCGGGACCAGATCGCGCAGAAGCGCGCGATGCTCGGGCCGACCCGCCCGGACGCCAACGCGATCCGGCCGCCGTCGCCCGCGGGTGAGGCCGCCCCGGCAGCCCCGGCCGGCGCGCCCGTGCGCCGGAAGTGGACGGCGACCGGAGAGCTGCAATGACCATCGAAGTCGAGGGTCCGGACGGCGCGATCAACGAGTTCCCGGATGGCACCCCGGATGCCGTGATCGCGAAGGCGATGCAGTCGGTCTACGGGCCGCCGAAGGCAGCGCCTGCCTCCACCAGTGGCGGCCTCGGCGATTTGGTCGCCGGGGCGCTGTCGCGTGCCAAGGGTGTCGCAGGCGGACTCGCCGACAAGGCGGGGCTCGGTCCGCAGGGGCCTTCGCCCTACCAGCAATCGTCGGACCTGGACGCGCAGATGCGCGGGCAGCCGGCGGCCCCGGTCACGGCGAAGCGGCAAGAGGGTGGCGAGCGGCGCTCGGGCGCCCTGGCCGGCCTGTTCGGCGTCGCCGATCAGAGCGTTCGCGGCGTCGCGCAGGGTGCGGCCACGATGGCCGGCCTGCCGGTCGATCTGACGACCTTGGCGCTCAACCTGACGCCGGGCGTGGCCCAGATCCGGACCGCGCTCGGTCTCGAACCGACGATCTCAAAGCCCTTCCTGGGCTCGGATTTCAACAAGGCGGCGCTCGACGCGGCCAATGACGCGACCATCGGCGGGATCAACGCCGTGACGGGTGCGAACCTCGATCTGCCGGTGCGGGAGGGCGACAACATCTTCGAGCGCGGCGCCAACCGGATCGGGCAGGAGATCGGCGGCGCCGCGCTCCCGGCGGGCGCGGCGATCGGCAAGGCCGCCCAGGTCGGCATGGAGGGCGCGCGGGCGATCCAGAACCCGATCGCCCGGCACTTCGTCGAGCAGGCCGCCGCGAATCCCTCGAAGTTCCTGGGCCGCGAGGTCGGCGCGGCCGGTGCAGCCGGCGCGGGCGCGGCCGGCGTCAACGAGGTGACGCGCGCGGCCGGTGTCGATGAGCACGGAATCGGGCACGCGGCCGGCGATCTGGCCGGCGCGCTCGGCGCCCTGTCGCTCTACGGGATCGGCAGCCACGCGATCGGGAAGGCCCGGGACGTGTACGGCGCGATCACCGGCAGCGATAAGTTCGCCAATCAGGTCGTGCGCGACGCGGTCGTTGATCGGCTCGCATCGGCGGCGGGCGCGCCCACGGTGCCGATCGGCAAGCGGGACGTGTTCGACACGGGCGACATCGTCGCGGCGATCGAGCGCGGCCGGGCCAAGCCCATCGGCGACACAGTTCCAGGCTACCAGGACACCCTGGCGGACGTGACCCGTAACCCGGGCATCGCCGCCCAGGAATATGCCCGCCGGACGGCCGGCAGCGTGCCGCTGGCGCAGCGCGGCGCCGCGAATGAGGGTGCGGTCAACGCCGCGATCGACGCGCTCGCCCCCGAGGGACAGGCCGGGGCGCTCCGCGATCGTCTCGCCGATCGGCGCTCCGGGCTGCTCCGGGACGCTGCCGCGGAGACGGCCGCCGCCCAGGCCCGGTTTGAGGAAGCCGCCGCGCAGCTACAGGCCCAGATGCACCCCGACGCAAGGGGCCAGGACATCCGCGCAGCGCTGGAGGAAGCCAAGGCTGCCGCCCGCGCGGTCGAGCGGAACGCCTGGGAGGGCGTGACGACCGGAGAGGCGGATATCCGCCCTCTGGTCGAGGCCTTCGGCAACGTGCGCAGCGGCCTCACCGAGACAGCCCGCGACCTGTTCGATCCCTCGCACCTGACGGGGATCCCGAGCCGATTCCTGCCTGCCGAGGTCGAGGCGGGCGCCGAGGCCGCTGCCGCGGGTCCGACCCGTGCCGGGCTCAGCGGCGACGAGCGCGCCATGGGTGAGCGCCCGGCGGCGCTTGAGCCCGCGCCGGCCCCGACGCCGACCCCGCCGGCTCCTGCCGCCCCCGCGATGTCGGCCGAGGACCGGATCATGATGGCGATCGAAGGCGCCCCGGTCCGGGCCACGAAGGGCCGGAACCTGTGGGACGTGCGCGCGGCCGTGAGCGACATGCCGGAAGACGAGTTCCGCACCGCCCTGTTGAAGCTCCAGGCCGAGAAGCGGACGAGCCTGTCACAGTATAGCGACCCAAAGTCCTACGAGGGGAAGTACGTGTTCGATCCGTTCGGGAATGGCGATCGAAACGACGCGCGCCACATCGCTTATGTGCCCGGGGAGATGGGTATCCTGGGCAACTCTTGGCCGAACGGCCGGCCGCGCGCTCCCGAGCCGGAGGCCTCCCCAAGCGCCCAGGCGCAGGAAGCTCCGATGGCGCAGCCGGCCCAGCGCCAGCCCGAGCCCCCACCGCCTCCGCGCGAGCCCACGCCGCTGGCTCCGGAGACGCCCGCGGCCCCCGAGAATGGGCCCGTCTCGGTGTCGCTGCGCGAGACGGCCGACCTGCGCTCGGCGCTGTCCGCCGAGCACCGCGACGCCCTGTCTAGCGCCAACCCGGCGCGGGCGCGCGTGATCGAGCAGTACATCGACGCGCTGGACACCTACGCGCGGGACGTTCACCCGGACGTGGAGGCCTACGACAACGCCCGCGACATCTCGCGCCGCCTCAACGACCGCTTCACCCGGCTGCAGACGGACGTGGCCCAGGTGCTCGACCGCAATCAGGGCGTCTACCGCCAGTCCGACGCCAGCGTGCCCGGCCGCTTCGTCCGGCCGGACACGGGCGACCAGACGGGCCTCGAACGCCTGATGGCCGAGAGCTACATGAACGCGAACCCGGAGCGGGCCCGCAACGCCGTGGCCGACCAGATCCGGGCCGACACGTCCGGCCTGCAATCCCCGGAGGCGGTCGCCCGCTATGTCGAGGAGCACAGCCGCGTGCTCGACAGTTTCCCGGATCTACGCGCCCAGCTCGTCGAGCGCGCCAACGCCCAGCACGTCGCCGGCAACGCCGCGCGCCGGCAGGAAGATCTCACGGCCTCGCTCGGGACCGAGAACACCCGCGGATCCTCCAGCGTGGGCAAGTACCTCCAGCATGGCACGGAGCAGACCAGCCGGGCGATCCAGGGCGTCTTCACGTCCTCGAAGCCCGCCGAGGCGGCGCGCGAGCTGCTGGAGTTCGCCGGCCGCGACCGGGCGGCGATCGACGGCCTGCGCCGGGCGATCTGGGAGGAAGCCGAGCGCGTCGGCCGGCGGAAGGGCGAGACCACTGCCTCGACCGATGGCGTGCAGCCGTGGATGCCCGGAAAGCTCAAGGCGTTCGTGGATAAGCCCAACGTCCGCGCTGTGCTCCAGGAGGCTTATCGGGACGACCCGGAGCACCTGGAGAACCTCGACAGGCTCGCGGAAGTGCTCCGGCACGCGAATGTCGGAGCCCGGGGCAGGGCGCCGAACAGCTCGGGCACGGCCCAGGGCGTCCTGGACGCGATAAAGGGTGCCGTCTCGCCCGAGAGCATCCAAAGCGGCGTGATGTCGGTCAAGCGCGGCCAGATCGGCGTGCCGTGGCTCGTCACCTCGATCGCCGCCCGGCTGGCGCGGAACAGCGTCAAGGCTGCCCAGGGGCCGGCGATCAATCGCATGCTCGACGAGGCCCTCGTCAACCCGGAGGCTGCCGCCGCACTGCTGCGCGAGAACAACCCGGTCAACCGCGCCTACCTGTCGCGCAGCTCGAAGCTGTGGGGCATCGAGCATGCCGACCAGCTTGCCAGCGCGCTGAACGACAACCACGACGACGAAGACCCGGTGAAGGCGGCACTCAAGAGGGCCCGGCGGTGAGCATCGCAGACGCCTTCCGGACGACCGCCGCCGCGATCGGCGCGCGGCCGGAGGATCTCGCGACCGTGGCGTCCTACGAGAGCGGCGGCCGATTCGACCCGGCGATCCGGGGCGGTGCCGGCAACCGCTACGTCGGCATGTTCCAGTTCGGTCCCTGGGAGCAGCAGCATTACGGGGTGTCGCAGCAGACCCCGGCCGAGCAGCAGATCGCGGCGGCCGGCCGGTTCCTGGTCGATCGCGGCTTCAGGCCCGGGATGTCCCTGCTCGATATGTACTCAGCGATCAACGCCGGCCGGGTCGGCCGCTACGACGCCAGCGACGCCAGCAACGGCGGGGCCCCGGGCACGGTCCGCGACAAGGTTGAGCAGCAGATGGAGGGCCACAAGGCCAAGGCGGTGGCGCTGCTGGGCGCGCTCGGTGGCAACTCCGGTGCTTCGCCCAGCCAACCGCCCCGGGCGGGCACGGATCTGGCGGCAGCGCTCGGGCCGGGTGTCGCCCTGCCGACCCTGGCGCCTGTCCTACCGGTCCCCGTGCCGACCGAACCGGACCCGGCGGTCCAGGCCCAGCAGATCCAACAGCTCCAGGAGCAGCGTGCCCAGCAGGAGCAGCAACGGAAGCAGGCGCTGCTCAGCGTGAGCGCATTCTATCGCTAG